CAATCATCACCGTTGTTCGCCAATTCGATCTTAACCCCGACGCGTTCAGCCCACGTCCACACTAAAGCACACATAATGATACAATTACCCAAGGCGGTATTCATATCACCACTGAACCGAATGCCCTCAATATTAAATTTGAGCTTCCCGTCCTTACAGTATCCTTTCCCTTTGTTGTTGAGTTGACGGCTCAACAACGATTTGAACCGTTTATCATTACGATAACAGTTCAGATAAACACCATGTTCCATCTTAAGTGCGGGGATGGTAACATGCATATCAAATTTCTTGGCATCAAGCCCAATGCAAATGGGGTCAGCAAATGAGTCCCATTTGGCACGCAAAATTTTAGCCGTTGTAATAACGTTAAATCCCTTAATCACGGTAGGTTGGTCCCCGCCGTGTTTCTTGTTGAAGGTTTTTGCAATGCTTTGATATATTTTGTGTTCGATCTGTTTAACATACTTTCCAACCATTATGTTATATCTAGGGTCACGAGGTTGAATACACCTCGGGGCCTTAGTAAGGTTCGCTTTTTCGAATTTAGCGAACACCACACTAGTACTATCCTTACTAGTGAGTTGCGGGTCGGCTATTAAACTAAGCCGCGCCCGCTCGTATAACGCCCTTTTCGCCCCCGAATAGTAGTTGACTACTTGTTCCATAGTCTGGGGGTGCCAATGGCGACCGTTGTACGTATCCAGCTCCTTAGAGAAGCTGCTCATCTCTTCCCACTGGTGCATTGTACTGCCCAGGGCTGGTGAGAATACACCAGGTTTTACTTCACAACAGAAAGCGCGCTCCAAGAGCGCACTTTCAAGAACATCAATTGTGGAATTGTGAATCCCCAAATCATGCATCTGGCCAAGTCCAGATAGTTGGTGCATGATTCGGGGCTTCACAAAGTCCCCTGTGCGCGTCACGGTTAGTTTAGGGTGTGAAAGAGTCGAAACTCTATTAACACCCCGGACGCGCACAAGGCACCCTCACACAAGACGGGCGACTGGTGCGCGATTGCTCAAAAAGAGCTTCGCCCACCAGGACAGGCCCACCCTGTCGTAACGATTCCACTGTTCAACGGCTCGATCACCAAGCAATTGACCCCTAGCAATGATATCAGATCCATTTGGTAAAAAGAACTAATTCAAAGCAGGGCCAACATGTGCATCCACGGCACAAACTTTCAGGCTACTATTCCTGCACATCTTCCTCATGTGATGCCCAACCATCTGGTAGTTAGCATTAGTTCGTTCCAGGATACCCCAACGAGCACGTGCATCTTGAACCAATGCACCCGCTAGTTCGGGAAAGAATTTAATTAAATTCGGAAGGGGCAACTCGTCGAGGCTTGCAACGATGGCGTTATGTTCAGCAATAGAACTGGCGCCCTCGAGTGAGCCTCGACCATGCTGTTCACCCCTTTGACCAAGAGTTGGAATACTCTGGTCGGCAGCGTAGATAAGGAACTTTGTGGCGTACGCTTCCTGCAACCGGTAAATGTCGTGGGAAGTAACGTCGTTTTCAGATAGCCATTCATCCATCTCCGCCTCCACAAGTTCTTCAACATGGTTCGGATTTCGCCCACGAGCAATCCACTCGTTAGCTGTTCCACGAACCAAGGCTTCAAACTTGTAGTATTCAACAAGAATAGGGCTTCTTTTAGGTGGCATGGTGGCTACGATATCGCAATCTTCGGCATTCATGTGGTTAACCTCGCGATGAGATATTCGCACTTCTGCTAGACGAGTTTCGACATCGTATTCACGGAGTTCCATTACATTGGGGGGGAGCATGGAGTCTAGAATTCTGGTATTGGTACGGTTAATCACCGCATCCAAGTTATCCAAATCTCTTTCAACGACTTGAACGAGAGCAAAACTAATTGCATCCACGGCTTCGTCGAATTCTCCAGCACAGGTAATAAACCTGTAGATCCGTTCCATCAATGTTAACTTTGAGGGCGTATGAGTTTGGGTGGACTCATACCCCAGGGCGCTTCGGGTGGTATTCAATTTAGTTGTGATCATGATAAAAGAAATTGAAAGGTTCTCGCTCTATCCCGGGGCTTGAACCGTGGGGAAGGTAAGTCCCCATTACTGCAGAACAATTGTTTAACGTGGCTACTGCTGCACACGGTCCCGGATTGATAATCAATTACACTCAACCACCCGGACTGCATTTTTGAAGTGATATAACGATCAACTCCTCTCCAGATGCATACTGGATATGTTTCGCCTTTTCCTTGAAAATAGCTACAGCAAACATTACTTTTATATCCCTTAATGGGTCCAGAGCCTCTGCATACGCGACTGGATAAAACGGTAC